CGCGCGAAGCACCGTGCCCATGTGCAGCAGCCTGATTTCCAGTGGGTTTGTTGGTCGGAGCGGCGAGATTTGAACTCGCGACCCCCAGTCCCCCAGACTGGTGCGCTAACCGGGCTGCGCTACGCTCCGATGCCCGAAAACCCTTTGGTGATCGAGGGCTTTTGCATCTAACCGCGTTCGGCCTCGAATCTCAATAGGGAGAACGAAGGAAGAAAAGTCCCGAAATCCGCGCACAGAGTCCCGAAATATCCCCGAAGTAAGTTCGCGATCTGTCCTAACAACACCGCCGTTGCCGCCGTCGCCGTGCTCGGGAAGGCCATCACTCCTGGCCGCAGGTGACGAGGCGACTCCTCCTGCTTGACGCCCCGCGCCAGGGATGCGCGCCGTGGACGCGCGCCTCGGTCCCCCGGCACTCCAAAGTCTGATCGGTTGAAGGTTTGGGCGCAAGCAAATCGGAGCGTGGTCGGTGAGAACCACGCTCCGAAGTAGTCTTAATGGGGTGGCCGGAAAGCCCTGGCATCCGCCTGTCGTCTTGCAGGCGATACGCGCCACGTAGGCGCCGCTTGGGAGTTTCCCTGGTCCCTCCGATTCTCCACAACAGCGAAACATCCGAATGGTTCCACGGCGAAGTCGTCAAACGCCGCAATCGATTTCGCTCCTGGTGTTGGTGATGTCGCCGGGTTGGGTGCGGTCGAAGCGCGCCGCCGTCGCGGTGCTCGGCAAGGGCTCGATGGGGCGACCCCTCCTCCCAAGGAGCCGCCCCGGCCTGGGATGGAGCCAGTACGCGGCGCGGCGACCCTCGGTCCCCCAAAGCCCCCGAACTCTTATTGGCCGAAGAATGGAGCGCAACGCGCCGGAGGTTTCATGACCCTTGGACGCACACCATCAACGTGCGCCGCCGGTCGCTGAGATCGCGCCATCGAGTGAAGGCGGGGTCGCCAGAGTCGATGACAGTCGGTCGTCTGGGCAGTTCCGCCTGACCGTTAGCGCCCCGGAAGTCGTTAAAATCGGCGGCGCCCTACGTCGGTTTGCAGACGGGGCGAGAAGCCCGCCAGGAGCCCCCAGGGATCGGCGGTCACGAGGGCGACGCCGGTCGATCTGCCGGCATGAGCAAGGAGGGCGCCGCCGCCCCGCTCGGGATGGTTCCGATCGCTGCGCCCTTAACCTTTGCGCCACCGAGGCCGGGCGCTATGGGAAAGTCCGCTTGTGTCGGTCGCCCCATTTGTCACATGATCGTTGGGCGGGCAGCTTTAAGATACGCCATTTTTAGGGCGCGTATCGTGACAACACCGAAGGAATATCGCGAGTACGCGGACGAATGTTTCGGCTGGGCGAAAACCGCCAAGTCTGACAGGGAGCGGGAAATCTTCTTGCAGATGGCCCAAACTTGGCTCGAAGCCGCTAATCTAGCGGAAGCCAAGCAAACGCCACCCGATCCCGACGCTCCCGCGAAGGTGGCATAATGCGCGCTGAACGGCATCTGTCACGCGCGGCACAAAAATCATAAAGCGCGCTGCGGCGCGAGTGTCTGCGGCGAACCGCGAAACCTTTTCACCATGGTCTCTTGCTCTTCACGTCGCCCCGGCGACCGCAGCCTATTCGGTGCCCGCAGCTTCGTATCACTCCCAGGCCGCGCGTTCGTCGCGTGTGATGCTCGGTGATCTCGCCGATCACCATTGATGGCGGGTCGTTCTAGCGCGCTCCCGGTGCGCCCCAGCAGCTTGGTCACCAGCTTCATCGTCGGTGGTTCGGGGGCTAGGTGTTCTCGAATAAATCAAGAGTCTGCAATACCGTGTCGGATTTGGCGTCAGAACGCTCAAGGGCGTCCGCGAGTTTGACCCAGACCTGTGCCATATGGAGCAGCAACGCTTTGCTGGACGAATCGGCCATCTGTCGCGCCAAACACAGACATTGACGCGCCCGCTCGCGATGTTCCTCTGCTGTAAATTTCGATCGCGATTGCACTTCCCACGCTGCCCCAATTTCCGGGGCGAACGCACAAGGCGCCGTTTGGTTCCCAAACCGTGCATTCGCGGACGATGAGTATTCAGGCAGTTTTGGTACAGGCGGGAGCGCGATGGGCCTGCTCAGGCCACGAGCGCGAACTGAAGCCGATGATGGCGCGAGCATACCCCCGTCCTTATTGGGAATAAAAACAGCCCACTCTGGGATCAGGCGGCGAGGCGATCCGGCGTCGATTGCGCCACAGCCGGCGCCCCCGAGCTACAGCTCTGGCGGTCGTGGGCCGCCGGCGAGATCGACGACGACACGTAGCGGCCGCGGCCGAGGCGGCCCATGCGGCCCAACGGGCTAGGCAGGCGCGACCGACAACGGCACCGGCGGCTATTACTGGGTCAGGGTGGGGCCTACGGATGCCTAGGACGCGAAGCCGCATGTCCCCGTATGCTGACCGTGGTAGTTTTGCTGTTCGTGCCATGGTTTGTCCCGGAGCTGATGGCAATCGCACGCGTGGGCGTGCTAGGACTTGACTCCGTTCGCGTTTTGTTCCAAACTGATGAGAGTTAATCGTGAACCGATTTGATTCGGTACACCGCAGGGGGCTGTCATGTGGCGACCAGACTAATCCTGACCTCCGCAGCCAGAAGGTGTGAGCCTGGAGCTGCGGGGTTCTCGATCGGAGGTCGTCTGTAACTCCCACAACGCCATAGTGAGCGTGGCGTAATCCGCTCACCGAGGTCACGGCACCCGGAATGCTGCCGTCCTGCTGATCCGGCAGGCTTAAAGCAACGGTCGTTCGGAGTCGGCTCCGGGAGTGCAAGCCGATACGAATACGCCACGGTCAACGGCGTCCTGTGAACCGCAGGTAACAACGGTCGTTCGGGGTCACCACGGGCAATCGGTGACACGCAATGCGCGGCGTTCAATAGCGCCCTGCTGATCCGGCAGGCTAAACCAACGGTCGTTTGGGATCAGCCCCAGGAGTACCGAGCTGATCCGCACGCGGCGGTTAATCGCGCACCACTCAACCGTCAACACGGCGCACGCATGACCCTGCGCGCGTCTCGGATCAGAGGTGCGTCATGCAACACTACTCCCTTCAAGATTTTGCCCGCCTTAACAGCATTGGGCTGAGGACGGTCTACGCCGAAATCGGCGCGGGAAGACTCAAGGCACGAAAAATTGGGCGGCGAACTGTTATTGCCGTCGACGATGCCAAGGTTTGGGCCAAACGGCTACTGAGGGTACAGCCCGGAGCGGCTGTCGAGCCTGTAGCTAGCGGTGGCGGAGTGCGCTGATGACCATCATCGTCACCACTCCTAACGGCTCACAGTCGCAATGCGATACGCATGAGGTCGAGCCGTCCGTCCAACAGGCGCAAGGTGCGCCCCATCCAACATGGCGTTCGTTGGGTGAGCTTGCTGAAGGAATCGTAGCCAAAGCCGCCGAGGCATTGCACCGCAAACAGCTCTCATCTTCGCCGTCCATCGTCCCAGACGAAAGCACGGACCTGCCAACGGCGCCCCGATCTCATGCGAGTCCCGATTGGCGCGATGAGTTAGCCCACTGCGTCGAACACCTGGACCCACCACCGGTTACGCAGGGCGATCTGAATCGGTGGTGCTCTGATGACCGACGCTACTACCTGCTGCCGACACGCGACCGCCACTTCATTGAGACGTTGGTTCTCTGGCCCAAGCCGCTATCGCCCGAGGAACATACGCGGCTATGCGAGATTCGTGAGAGGCTCGAACGCGAGGCAGCGGCATGAGCGCTACTATCTACGACGCTCAGGCCGGTCGGAAACTAGCCCCGCACAATATCGAGGCAGAGCAGGGGCTGCTCGGCGCGATCCTCTCCAACAACAAATGCTTCGATCGTGTCTCCGACTTCCTCGAGCCGAAGCACTTCTTCGAGCCGGCTCACCAGCGCATTTATGAGGTAGCTGGCGACGTTATTCGCGCGGGAAAACTCGCCAGTGCCGTCACGCTGCAGAATTCCATGCCTGCAGATGTCGACGGCGTCGACCTCACCGTCAATCAATATCTAGCGCGGCTCTGCGCCGAGGCGACGACAATCATCAATGCCAGGGATTACGGGTGTACGGTTTACGAGTTAGCGATCCGTCGCGACCTGATCACCATCAGTGAGGAGGCGATCGACTACGCGAAGAACGCTCGATCTGATTGTAATCCTCGCGACCAGATTCATGACTACACCACCAAGCTGCAGCTCATCGTCGACGACAGCGACCGGCGGTTTCGCCAACGAAGCCCGAAGTGGGTCGACATGTCGAACTGGGACAATGAGCCTGTGCCTGAACGGCAATGGGCCATCCGTGATCGGGTGCCAACCAATCAGGCAGGCTTGTTCTCAGGTGAAGGCGGCACCGGAAAGTCGATCATCGAGCTGATGAAGGACGTGGCCCACGTCACTGGCAAAGATTGGTTCAATTCACTGCCTGAACCGGGACCGGCGTTCTATCTGGGCGCTGAAGATGATGAAAACGAGATACACATCCGTCTTGCTGCAATCGCCAAGCACTACAGCGTCACGTTCAAGGAGCTGATAGACGGCGGCCTGCACGTTCGCTGCCTTCTCGGCGAAGATGCAACACTATGCGCGGTCAATGGCAAGAGCGGAAAGGTCGAAACAACTGACCTGTATCGACAAATCTACGAAGCCGCCGGCGACATCAAGCCTAGGAACATCAGCATCGATACGCTGAGCCGCGCCTTTGCCGGCAATGAGATCGACCGCGCACAGGTCTATGCGTTCGCAAGTCATATGCAAGCACTGGCGAAGGTCGCTGGCGGCTCCGTGACCGTTCTCAGTCACCCGAGCCTTGCAGGGATTGCATCAGGCTCCGGTATTTCTGGATCGACGGCATGGCATGGTGCGTTCCGTTTCAGGCAATACCTCACCGGCGTGAAGTCAAAGAATGACGAGCAGTCGGACGGTGATCTTCGCGAACTGCAATTCAAGAAAAACCAGTATGGACCGCTCGGCGAAACCATCGTGGTTCGCTATCAGAACGGCCTATTCCTGCCCGAACGCGGAATGTCGAGCCTGGACAAGGTCGCGCGCGACGCCGAAGCCGATCGAATTTTCATCGATCTACTAAGGCGATTGGCTGGCGAGGGACGCAACGTAAATTCCAAAACAACGTCGCCGAACTATGCGCCAAAAGTCTTTGTCGCGGAAATCGAAGTCAAGAAGGCGCACCTGCGCAAGGCCGACCTAGAAGAGGCCATGCGGCGCCTGTTCGCCAGCGGCAAGATCGTGGTCGAGACCTACGGCAGGCCCTCGAACCCACATGAGCGCATCGAGGTCAAAAATGCGTAGCGTCCAGCCCCCCGTCCAGCCTGCGTCCAGCCCCCATCCAGCCTCGTCCGGCCTACCTCGTCTGCCTAATCCCTGGACGGGCTGGACGCCTGGACGTCCAGCCTCGTCCTTTTCCGGGTTTAGGCGGCTTCTTCGGCGATGGGTCTTCTGGCCTATCGGTTTCAATTCCTCGCGCGGCGCCGGCGGCCAGGATTCGCGACGTTGCTGGGTCTACTACTCATGAGCGGGCGCCGGTCACGCGACAAAGGTGCCCGCACTGAGCGCGCCTTGGCACGTCTGCTGCAAGCGCGAGGCATCGCGGCGGCGAAGATTAGCCGTGCTTGGTGCGCGGGCGCCGATTTACGGGTGCCCATACACGGTGTCGATCGCGCGGTTGAGGTCAAATGCCGTGCCGCCGGCTTCAGCCAGCTCTACGCGTGGCTCAATCAACGTGACCTGCTGATCGTCAAGGCTGATCGGCGAGAGCCGTTGGTCGTTCTTCGCATGTCGCTGGCGGCCGAGATCGCGAAGAGCGCGGGAGCGTAAACCATGTCCGTGCTCTCAAACCCCAGGCACGAAGCATTCGCTCAGGCTTTAGCGCGCGGCATGTCTGCTGCTGCAGCGTATGTCGAGGCTGGCTACAAGGCCAATGCCGGCAACGCTTGCACCCTAAAGTCCCAGCAAACGATTTCAAAGAGAGTCATTGAGATTCAGGAAGAGCAGCTCGCCATCCACCAGCAAGCCACGGCGGAGGCTGCCGCCAACGCGAAGGTCACGATTGAGAGTCTAATTGCCGAGGCCGAAGCCGCACGCATCAAGGCCATGTCCGAGAAAGGCGGCTCCTCGGCGGCTAACGCCTGCATCACAACCAAGGCCAAGCTTGCCGGCTTATGGCGTGAGAAAGTCGAACAACACTCCACCGGGACGTTCGAACGCATTGAGAGGATCATAGTGCAGCATACGCCGAATCCCGACGGTGCAGGTACGGAGGCTTAAGCATGTCCAACACACTTCGCATCGCAACGGCGCCGGTATTCGAGCCACTGCTGAAGCCTGCGCGTCCAGACAATCCGTCCAAGACCGGCCGCCGGCGCGCCGGCGATGCGCCATTGGAAATAAAGGATAATTCGAAAGATGACACCTCCGACGAGGGCGAGACTTCCGAGGAGGAAGTCGCCGCGTGCAGCACACGCCGACGTCACCAGTTCAGACGCATAGAGCAAACAATGTCCAACACACTTCGCATCGCAACGGCGCCGGTATTCGAGCCACTGCTGAAGCCTGCGCGCTACAAGGGCGCCTACGGCGGTAGTGGGTCCGGCAAGTCACATTTCTTCGGCGAGCTGATGGTCGAGGAGTGTCTGCTGACGCCGGGGACACTGGCGGTCTGCATCCGCGAGGTGCAGAAGAGCCTCATGCAGTCGTCGAAGCGGTTGATCGAGTCAAAGATACATAGTCTTGGCGTCGACGACCGTTTCAAAGTCCTGCACGACCGCATCATCACCCCCGGCGACGGCTTGATCATCTTCCAGGGCATGCAAGACGCGACG